CAGCGTCACGTAATTCAGTAGGCTCACAGGGGCCTTCCAGGAGGCGGGCGGAACTGCCCCGGCTCCTGGCTCCGCACCTGGGAGCGGCCTCTGGCCTCGGCTTCTGGCCTCAGTTTAGCTGACGGGCAGTTTCTGCCACACGCCCCGGCGGGCCTCCCAGTCGTCCTCGATCAGGTACCACGAAGACGGCGGCCGGGCTTCCAGGTTCGCGCACATCACCACTGTGCCGGGCGCAGTAAACTCCCACACCCGCGTCTCCAGCGCGGCCTCCTCGGCTGCCTCGCGCAGCGGCCGGTTGAACCATACGATGTCGAACTCGCCGTAGCCGTCCCAGGTGGCGGCGTCGGCTCGCACGGCATTCAGCCCGTTGCCGCAAGCCTGCTCCACGAATTCAGGCACCCGGTCAAACCCCGTGACATCCAGCTGGAAGATCGCCTGCGCGAGCAGCATTTTTGTGCCGATTCCGCAGCCGATCTCCAGGAACCGGGGCCCGTCCGCCTCGGCAGCCGCCAGTGCGGTCAGCGCCACAAATTCCGGAATCGGGAACGGCAGCCACGGGATGTGCCGTTCGTCATTGGCTTCGGGCACCTTCCCCTGCCAGCTGCGCTCCTGCTCAGTGGCGGTGGAAAGCGCAAGAGCGATCTGCGCCTGCCGGTAGCTCCTCATGCGTGCCCCCGCGCTGCCGCCGCCTGCTGGCGCTTCAGTGCCGCAGCCAGCACCGGGTCACGAGCCGCCTCATCGTCCAGCCAGTCCGCGGGGTCGCGGGGCGTTCGCTGCGGCAGTGGCTCGCCCGGCTCGGCGTCCTGCCTGTCGATGTCCTCCCCGCCGCGGGTCTCTGGTGGTTCCGGCTGCTCGGGCTGCGCCATGACCGTCTCCTATCGCCGTCGTTGCCAGCAACAGAGTAGCGGGGCGTCCTCAGTGCAGCCAGGCTGGATGGGCCAGCGACCAGTTCACCGTCCGCTCCAGTGATTCACTGAAGTCGACCGGCGGCTTCCACCCGGCGGCGGCCAGCTTGCGCGGGTCCAGGCCGTAGTGCGCGTCGTGACCGGGCCGGGCGGAGTGGAAGTCGGCCAGCTCGTACAGCAGCGGCTGGCTCATGATGGTGGCGACCCGCTGGGCCAGGTCCAGATTGGATACCTGCTCAGACCCGGCCACATTCCAGCGATCCGGCCTGTCCGCATCCGGGTACATCGCCGGGTTGCCGCGGTCCAGCAGGAACGTCCACGCCGAAGCGGCGTTGCGGGCATGCAGGTAGTGCCGGGTGCCGATGTGCTCCGGCGTGCCGTGAATGGTCACCGGCTCGCGCGCCGCCACCTGCCGGATCACCATCGGCAGGAACTTCTCCGCGTCCTGGCGCTCGCCGATGATGTTCATCGTGTTGGTCAGCACCACCGGCACGCCGTAGGTCCGCCAGTAGGAGATGGCGATGGCCTCCTGGGCGGCCTTGGAGGCGGCGTACGGGTTGGACGGCAGGATGGTGGACCACTCCGGGCAGGCATAGCCGCCGCGGACCGGGCCGTACACCTCATCGGTGGACACCACGATCACCATGGCTGGCTCCAGCTCGCGGGCCAGCTCCAGGGTGTTGCAGATGACGTCGGTGTTGTTGCGGATGAACGGCACCGGATCGGAGATCGACCGGTCCACGTGGGACTCGGACGCCATCGCCATGATGTAGTCCACCGCGCCGATCGAGATGGTGGCCTGGTCGCTGAACGGCGCGGACAGGTCATGGGTGAACACGGTGGTGCGGGCACGCCAGTCCGGGTGCCCGGTCAGCACCTGGGCGATCCGGTCAGTCTTGCCACGGTGCCGGAAGCTGTCGGTGGCCACGACATCCCAGCTGGTGGTGGCCAGCACGTGCTCCAGCAGGTGATGCGCCACAAAGCCGCCCGCGCCGGTTATGAGTATGCGCGCCATGAGAAAACTCCCCCGCCCGGGAAAGACGGGGCAGCTCCCGCACCGCGGCGGCAGGGCCGTGCCTTGCGGTCACCCTACGCCCGCCTGCCGCGCTCAGCAGGTGCCCGGGAAATAACCCCGGGCTGTCCCTTGGTTGCAGTATCATAGAGTCTTAACGAGGGAGGCATCATGGAAGAGATCACCCCGAAGCTGAAGTCCTGGGCGTCGATCCTGGACCAGCCGACACGCCAGCAGGCGATCATGACGTCGGCCATGCCGTTCATTCACCCGTACCTGGCGCTGATGCCGGATGCCCACCTCGGCAAAGGCTCGACAGTAGGCTCGGTTATCCCTACGCTGGGTGCGATCATGCCCGCCGCGGTCGGGGTGGACATCGGCTGCGGAATGTGTGCCTGGCGTACTGACGTGCACCGGGACGCCATCGAGGGCATGGACCTGGCCGCGCTGCGCCGGATGATCGAGCACACTATTCCGCTGTCGCCGGGCAACTACAACCAGCGCTGGTGGAACAGCCGGTTCGGCACCCGGGCGCGGATCATCGAGCTGGAGGGCCTGGACGGCTACGGCGCCGCTGAGGCCGTCGCGCCAAACTGGCGGCTTCAGCTGGGCAGCCTGGGCGGCGGCAACCACTTCATCGAGATCACCGCCGATGAGGACGGCCGGCTCTGGCTGTTCCTGCATTCGGGGAGCCGTGGCGTCGGCAACAAGCTGGCGTTCCGGCACATCAAGCTCGCGCAGCTGGCCTGCAAGACCAATGGGACGAAGCTGCCGCACCCGGATCTGGCGTACCTGACCGAGGGCACCCGGGAATTCAACGCCTACATCCGGGACCTGCGCTGGGCGCAGCGGTTCGCGTGGCTGAACCGGGACGAGATGATGGAGCGGGTCAATGCCTGCTTCAGCGACTGGCTGGGCGCCGGGCACGTCATCGATTTCCGCGTCACCGAGAAGGTTAACTGCCACCACAACTACACCGAGCAGGAGACCCACGGCGATGAGCTGGTGTGGCTGTCCCGCAAGGGCGCGATCGACGCTCACAAGGGCGTGCCGGGGCTGATCCCCGGGTCGATGGCCGCGGCGTCCTACGTGGTGACCGGCCGGGGCAACCAGTGGGCGCTGCACTCCAGCCCGCACGGCGCCGGCCGCCAGTTCAGCCGCAGCGCGGCCAAGGCGCACTTCACCGAGGCCGACCTCCAGGAATCGATGAAGGGGATCGAGTGGGATGCCGCCTCCGGCCGCACGTTCCTGGATGAGATCCCCGGCGCATACAAGGACATCGGCGTCGTGATGGCGGACTCGCGCGGCCTGGTGGATATCCGGCACGAGCTGCATCAGCTCGTCAACGTGAAGGGGACCTGATCATGGCTGCCGTCACCAGGCACGGCGCGGTCCCGTGGTACGAGGGCGCGTACGGCTGCGGCCATCCCGAGCCTCCCGAGGACGCACCGGAGCGGGACGAGTGGGACGCCGACCACCCGTGGGGCACCGAGGGGGAGCGGGTGTGCCTGCTCACCCCCGCGGGCGTGTGCTGCCCGGCATGCACGGAGGTGGCGGCCGAAGAGGAAGACCTGCCCGAGGGCGAGTACGTGGCGTGCCGCGTGGTGACGGCAGAGGGGACGTGATCATGGGCAGCGACATCAACCGGGATCTGGACGAATTCCGCGAGCGGATGAGCATCGAGGGAGAGCTAAGCCAGCACCTCACCGAGTACCTGTGGAACCACCACGGCACGCTGCGGCTCGGCAGCGAGGACTTCGAGGTCGCCGGCGGGGAAGAGGTGCCCGGCTACGGTGAGGATGAGAACGTGATCCTGATCCGGCGCAAGCTGGACGGCAAGGTCTTCGAGGTCGATATCGAGCCAGAGGTGCACGCCGCCCGCACCGCGGCAATCCAGCAGCAGAGGACGTGATCATGGACAGCCAGCTGCACATCATCCACCGGGCCGCGTATCTGGCGGGCTGGAAGAACGGCGAGAACGACGCGCTGGCTGACCGGGACTACCGGCCGCGCGACGGCGCCACCGGCACCGAAGGTAATCAGCTGGCTTACGGCCTGGGGTACTGCGACGGCTGGGCGAACGCGATGGAAGACGGGCCGGTCAGTCCTGGCCGGTGATGTCCTCAGCTTCCAGCGAGATCAGCTCCGCTGCCGCGGCCGGGGAGAACGCCACCCCGGGATGAGCCGGGTCAGTCACCACGATCCCGCTGGCGGCATCGGCCTTCGCGGCGGTGAGCATGGCGATGAACTCCAGCAGTTCCTGCACCTGAGCCTCATCCAGCTCCTCGGCCGGGCCGCCGTCGACTAGCCGCAGCGGCTCGTGCTCCCCCACCACGGGCATCGCGTCCATCACCGCGGTGAGCGCGTCGATTTCGCCGCCGTCCAGCTCCGTCCAGATGACCACGGACACCTTGAACCAGGGCATACACGGTCCCTTCGGGTCGTTTACAGTAATCTACCGCCGCCACACCCGATCCTGCGGAAGAGGGCACATGGACAGCACGCATGTCAGCACCGAATTCACCGGCTGGTTCAAGTCCAGCAAGAGCAATCCAGACGGCAACTGCGTCAAGGTCAGCCACGGCATCCAGCGCTGGCGCAAGACCAGGAAGTGCAGCCACGGGGAGTGCGTCAAGGTCGGCCAGGGCCGCCGGGTGATCGGCATCGGCGACACCACACAGGACCACCGCCCCGCCGCGCAGCAGGAGGTGCTGACGGTCACCCCGGCCGCCTACGCCGCCTTCATCGCGGACGTCAAGGCCGGCCGCTGCCCCAGTTAGCCGGTGACGCAGTGGGCCAGTGCCTACGCCCGCGCGGGAAACATGCCGGCGTAGGCACTGGCCCAGCTGCTCCAGCTGCCCTCGATCGTGTGCGCTCTCGCCACCTCCCGCGAGCTGACGCTCATCTGCTCCAGCAGCCCGGGGTCGGTGGCCAGCTCACTCATCCGCTTCAGCCAGTCGTGCTCGTACCGGATCAGGAACCCGTTCACGCCATCGGTGATGTAGTCCCGGTACGGTTCCACATCTGAGGCGATCACCGGGATACCCAGGGCGTTGTACTCCAGGCACTTGATCATGGACTTGGACCGGTTGAAGTCATTGTCGGCCAGCGGCGCCAGCCCGATGCCGAAGTCCATCGTGGCGTAGTAGCCGCGGGGGTCGTCGTTCACCCGCACCCAGGTGCTGAAATCCGCCCGGTTTCCCGGCAGCCTGAAGGTGGGCCGGTAGTCGGTGCCGCACAGTCGCAGGTCCCAGGCGGGGAACCGCTTCAGGAACCGCCTGACGGGCTGCACGATAATGCCCACGTCCACGCCGTGGCTGGCGCCGCCCTGCCAGCCGATCGCCGGCCGGGCGCGTGCCGCACGCGGGCCCTGCGTCACCCAGGCCGGAATGCAGTTGGGCAGCACGGCCACATTGGCGTTGCCGGTGTGCCCGGTCATCACCTGCGCCAGATGCGGGGTGCTCACGGTGATCAGGTCGGCCACCTGCGCGCCGTGCGTGATCGCGTCCCGGATCGTCTCATCCCGGAAATGGGTGTACGCCTGCCAGTTCTCCGGGTTGATGGTCCACACGTCGTCATCGGTCTCATACACCAGCCGGGAGAATGGGGTCCGCGCGCCGCGCCAGACCTGGAGCCCGTCGTGCTTGGACAGCCGCTGACCGACGATGATGTCGTAGCCCTCCAGATGCCGCGCGGTGACCGTGTGCGGGCCATTGGAGTCCCCGGCGTCGGCGAAGGTGACCTCGAACCCGGGGTGCCTGGCCAGCTCCTGCAAGGGCATAGTCATGCGATACCAAGCGCATCCTGAGCCGCCGTCGTGGGCGGCGAAAATCTTCAGCGGCTTCACTTGTGCTCCAGCCCGATACTGCCGTTGGTGGCCTGGATCAGCGCCAGCAGCTGTGCGGAGTCCGGCTGCGGCCCGGGGTCCAGCCCGGCGGCGGCGCAGATGCCCGCGTACGTGCCGTCCAGCAGCAGGTCGGTGGGGACCTCCTCCCAGCTGGTCACCCCGGCCAGCCGGGACAGGATCACGATCCGGGTGGTCAGCCAGTCGCAGTGCATCGACCAGCGCAGCGACCTGTCCAGCGCGGCGCTGCGGGCACTGGACAGGTCGCCCCACAGATCCCGGGCCTCATCCTGGCAGGCGTCCAGCAGATCATCCGGCATGCAGTCGGCACTGACCCGCGCTGAGGTCTCCCATGGCTTGCTCACGTACGGCCACCAGGGCCGCGCTGAGGGAATTGCGCGGGCGGCAGGGCACCCCGGGCCACCACCAGGCCGCTTTTGCTCATGCTGGCGCACAGGCCGTTCAGCAGGTCGAGCCAGCCTTTCAGCTCCACCGCGCTTGCCATCGTGGTGAAGGTGGTGCTCGCGGTCCGGAACGTCAGCAGGGCCAGCTGGCCGTCCGGGGACTCGACGGTCCCGATCGACAGCGTGCTCTCGACCTTGGCCAGCAGCGAATTGCCGGTGTCCACCAGCTGGGCTTCCCGCGGCGCGCTCACGGGGCGTCTTTCCCGTCCGCGAGAGCCTGCCGGACCAGGCAGTCTTTCGCCTCCAGCAGCTTGCGCAGGCCAGCCGTCAGCTCCGGCCCGTCGCCCAGCTGGCCGAGCAGTTCCCCGGCAAAAACCGTGAAGCGCTCGCTGACCTCGCGCGGCACGCCCGCCGGCAGGTGACGGTAGCTGAACCACTGCATGATCTGCTGCGTGGCCGGGTGCCTGGCCGCGCTCACGAGCTGATCTTCCCGTGGTCTTTGCGGCCCGCCGCAATGGTGGCCGCGGCGCCGGCGACCGCCCGCTGGGACTCGCTCTCCCCCAGCCCGGCCGTCACCGCGGCGGCGATCAGCGGGCCCGGTTCCAGGCCCTGCTCAGCGGCCCGGCAGCCGGCCCAGAACAGGCTCTTGTGCCGGTCGCCCACCTCACGGCCGGCCATCCAGTCCGCGAGGGCGGTGATTCCCTGGTTTTGCTCAGCGCTCATGACACATCCCGGCAGACGTGCCCGCGCTGCCGGCCACGTGCCCGGCCCTGCTACCTGCCGCGGCCAGGATACCGCCGCGGCGGTCGCTCAGCGGGTGCGGTTACCAGTAATGCCGGCGGGTGCCGGCCTGATGCCCGATCGCGCCGAGCAGCAGCAGGATGAGGCCCACCACCAGGACGACCACGCCGATCAGCCACAGGACGGCGATCTTGAGCAGGAACCCCGCGACCAGCAGGATGACACCGAGAATGATCATGTGCCTATTGTCCCTCCGTTACCTTTGCCGCCGCGGCTTTCGCGTCCCGGGCGGCCTGCTGCTGCATACCGGTCCGGTGCTCGACGTCCAGCCGGGCGCCGAACCGGGTCAGCCCCACCGGGTTGGCGGAGACCAGCAGCGTATTATTTTGCGCCTTGAAGCCGGGTGCGGGCGTGTCCCGCGCCGCGTTCAGGCCGGTGCCGGCCGCCAGCTTGATGCCGGTGCCCTCACCGCTGCCTGACCAGTTGGCGGACCCCTCAAACCACAGCCCCTGCGCGATCAGCACGCCGCCCTTGGTGTGGCTGATCTGGTGGGTGGCCGAGGTGGTGATCACGAAGCTGTTGTAGAAATCCGGGTTGTCTTTCAGGTCGCTGGCCAGGATGGCCCGCTCGTGCACGCCGCCGGCCTGGGACCGGTCCAGCGTGCCCTGCACCGCGACGTTCGGGCTGGCCATCAGCGCCAGAATGGCGTCGTTCAGCTCATCGTCGTCGTAGCCGAACATGTTGAACTTCAGGCCCATGGTCTCGCGGGTCAGCAGCCAGAGCAGAATTCCGTGCACGTCGTCGCGGCCCACGAAGAACAGGTAGTGGTCCCCGTAGCCGGGGGTCAGGTATCCCTCCGGGGTGTACGTGCCAAGCGCGACCAGGCGGTTGTCGTCCACAGCCAGCCTTCCGTGGCTGCATGCGCCGGGAGGCGGCTACCGGAGCGTTATCCGCTCGCACGCTGAGTCAGGCCAGTCTACGGCTCATCCTGCTCAGGACCGCTGGCCTGATCCTCCGGCTCGTCTTCGCCTGCCGGCGCCGGGTCCGGCGGGTTCGGCAGAATAATAGGCCCGGGGATATCCAGCTCGGGCAGGTCCTCGTAGTCGTACCGGCCTGCCCGCACCGCGGCGATGAACTCGCGCCACTCATGCCGCGGCAGCCAGATGCACAGGTCACCAGGCTCATAGGGCCGCCCCACGGTGTGCCAGACGCGGACCCCGCCACCGGGGAAGACGCCAGCGGTGAGATAACCGGGCATCAGCGCTCGTTTCGGTGAGAAGGAACAGGCCCGCTGGCCAGTGCCGGCAAGCAGATCCGTTACAGCAGGCCGCTGACCTCGTATGAACAGTGGTTTTGTAACAGATTTGATTGTCCCGGCCTGTACCAGCGAGCCCGTTCTTTACTCCACCGATGCCCCCCGCCTGTACCTCCAGACGCGGGCAGACCGAGACTACCCCGCGGCAGGCGGTAAGGAAATACCGGCCGCCTGACGCTGGCCCGGCGGGAACCGCAGCAGATCCCGGCTGGCCATCTCGTTTCGCGCCGCCGCCCACAGCGCCCGGAACGTGGCCCGGTAGACGTGCACCTGCGACTCGATGGCCAGCACGGTGCCCTCGTACAGCGGCTCAGTCAGCACCGCATCCGCCGAAGGCAGCCCGTGCAGGCCGGGGAAGGCGGCGTAGGTGAACGCACCTGCCCAGGACGGGGCTTCCGCGTCCCAGGGCAGAATCCGGATCGCCACATTCGGCAGCTTGCTGAACGCGAGCAGCTGCTCCCACTGGGCGTCCATCACCCCCGGCGTCCCGCAGCGCTGATGCAGCGCGGCCTCGCCGATCAGCGCCTGCACCTCCAGCGGCGGGTCCCCGGACAGCCGGGCCTGCTGAGCGAGGATCGAGCTGATGCGCCGGGTGATGACGTCGTGCGGGGCGCGGGTGATGTCCTGAGCGGCCTGCTGCGCGGCCCAGGCGAAGTCCGTGGTTTGCAGCACCCACGGCACCAGCTGCGGTCCCCAGGTCATCAGCTGGGACGCGGCACCGAGCATGCCTTCGCGGTTCCTGGCCTCCCCCGAGGGCATCACCAGCCGGGCCGCCCGCGACAGCAGCTCCTCGCGGCGGAAATCGGTGACGCCGTACAGGTCCAGCAGATCGCGGATCTGGTCCAGCTCCAGCGGGGACCGGCCGTTCTCCACCCGGGAGACCTTGGACTCCGACCACTTCATGCACCGCTGCATCGCACTGACGGAAATATTCGCCGACCGGCGCAGCTGGCGCAGATCGCGGCCGATCGTGCGGTCCAGCACTGGCTCACTGAATCTCGGGGACACCGGCAGCTCCTGCATATTGCGGTAACAACTGGCTGAGAATAACACGGGCAATTGCCGGCGCACAATCCCGGGCAAGCTCAGCGGGGTTCCGCGATTGTCTTCGCGAACTGGCCGTCCACGATGCAGCGCGTGGTGCCGCCCTTGGTGCTATGCGCCCACACCCAGCGCACGACGCCATCCGGGCCGATCCCCTGCGGGTGCATCGGGTGGATGGGTTCCTCGCACGACTTGCAAACGCACTCTGCGGGGCGCTGGTCTCGCGGCAGCATGACACCACACTACCGTAATGGACTCTAAGCTCAGCGGAAGACGGATGGCCACACGTCGGAAGTCTCCGCGTCCACGTTCACGTACCGGATGCCCGCGTGCAGCCAGCGCTCCACCAGCTCCCAGTCCTCGTACTGGCTGGCCGGCCCCCAGGTACCGTGCTCCAGCACCCAGCGGTGGTGCATCAGCATCGGCGTGCCGACGTTCCCGCAGCCAAGCGCGCCCCAGCCGACCACGGCCGGGCCGGACGGGCCGTGGCTCATCATCCGGGAGACCGCGAACCCGGCTTCGGGGCTGTTGTTCAGCGCGCGGGCCATCTCGCTGACGTGGGATTTGCGCAGCGCGTCGTCATCATCGCAGTAAGTGATCAGGTCGGCGCTGGCGTACTCAATCCCGGCCAGCCGGGCCAGGTGCCCATAGTGCTTATCCGGGCTGTGGGAGGCCAGCTCGTAGTACAGCAGGTTCCGGCGCCCGTCCGGCCCGTTCGGCCCCAGCCGGTAGGCCAGCTGCGGGTCCGGGCCGTCGCTGACGATGATGTGCTCGGTACCTTTGAACTCCTGGGCCAGCACCGAAGGAATGCAGCGGCTCATCAGCATCTCGTGCCGCCCCCAGGTGGGGGTGATCACCGAGACGGCCGGCGGGCGGTCCGCGGGAATGCCCGCGGCGGAATCTGGGGTGGGTCCGGGCAGCATCATGGCGAGCCGGGACTGACCGTGCCGATCAGAAACACGATTTTTCTCCTCAGCTAGTCATCCGCTCCACCAGAAGTCCCGCTGGAGCATTCGTTCCGCAGCCGGGCCCGCGAACAGCATGATGGTGGGCCAGCCGGGCCGCATGTCGGCGGCTTTCGGGTGACCGAGCCCGATCCAGCGCTCAGCGCCCCAGCGAGTCAGCGCGCTGGGCACGGGCAAGCTGATCAGATACGCCGCGGTTGCCCACCAGAAGTTCCCGCCGAAAAATGGGGTCTGGCTGCCGCCGTTCGCCTGGGTGGCAATCAGCATGTTCGGATAGACCACAGGGTCCAGCCAGTGCGCGCCCGCGACGTCATACCCCGCGGACAGCTGAGCGATGCACTCCCGCCATCGGGTGATCACGTCGATCGTCATCGACTCCCGCCACGCCTCCTGTACCGGGGACAAATTTGCCGAGCCCTTGGCGTGCGCGTACAGCACCATTCCATCCGGGTTCACTAGCGCCCAATCCCGGGCCAGCCGCAACGTCGGCTGCTCGAACTCACCATCAAGCAGCTTTACGCGAGCCAGCGGCCACTGCTCAGCTAGCCAGTCCCGGGCCAGTGCGGATCGCCCGGGTGTTCCGGTGACCCCTACGGTGACTGCGCCGGGCAAAGCCGCCTCGTGGCAAGCGGCAATATGCTGCCGGGCCGCGGGTTTCCACAAAGTGTCGGCGCCTAGATGATAGAACTGCCGGATTCTGGTCATCGCAGTTCAGCCAGCCAGCAATAACGCGGCAGCGGCAAAATCTGCCCGGCGGCTGCCGGCTGACGGGGAGTGTGGAAATTATCCGCGGCATCGCGCTGGTAGTACAGCATTTCCGCGTCGATGAATACCTCTGTCTGGATACAGCCGAGCGCCCGCAGGTCTTCTGCCCATTCAGCATCGCAGTATGGCCCGCGGAACCGGGCTCGCTGCGCTAGCTCCCGGCGAACCGGATTGAAGTACATAATGTCGCGCCGCAATTCCGCAGCGTCGTCAGACCAGCCGCCGCACGTCAGCGAGTGAATGACGGGCTGCTGGCGTACCCCCGCTTCGGTGTACCGGACCCGGAAGCCCACCTGATCCGGGCCGCTGTCCATCGCCGCATACACCCGCGGCAGAAAATCCGGGCACACGCCGTCATCATCAGATAGCACGGAAACGTACACTCCCGTCGCCGCGTCCATCAGCGCTTGCAGCTTGCCCGCGTAACTCGTCTCCAGGTTGTCCCGGTAAACCACCACCTGTACGCCCAGCTGCATCTGCGCATCCAGCTGGCGCAGCAGGCCAGACAATTTGGCGTGCCGGTGCGGGATGGTCGGAATCAGGATCTGCCAGCGCGGTGGCATGATCAGCCCACCGGGGCAAACGCGGCGCGGATAATGTCTGCGCAGGCTGTCAGTTCCGCCTGGTGTCCCGGCTCGTAGAAGCCGTACGCCTGATCTGGCTTCACCGGGGCATCGTGGCGGGCAAAACACCCCGTCACTGTAAATATCGTCCCGGTGGCGCGGCCGACGTCCTGCCAGAACGTGTCGACGTGCGGATTAGCGCTGCTGAACCGGCCGAGCGCCGTAACGGCCTCCCGGCGAATTGCCGGGAAACAGCACAACGGGGACTGAGTGGACGGCACGTCCGCGACCAGGACGCCTGCCGGCACCGTCTCGATCAGGACATCCCAGCCGGCCGTCATCATGGTCGCGTCGTCATTCCAGATCAGCAGCCAGTCACCCGTTGCGAGAGCCGCAAGCTGCTGATAGTACAGGTGCAGCCCCGCATAACCCGCACGCTGGCACACCTGTACACGGGCGCCTAGCTGCCGGGCAGCGCGGACGGTCGCCGGATCGTCATCGTCGGCGGCGACCAGTATTTCCGGTGCCTGGACCGCGGTGTCCTTCAGCGAACCGGCAGAGCGCGCCAGCAGCTCTGCCCGTCCCCGGGACGGCAACAGCACCGAAATCATGGCCGCCGCCGGATAATGACCAGGCCCTCGTAGGTGTACGTCACCCGGTCAGCTCCCTCGCGCAGCGCGGAAATCAGTGCGGGCACGTAGTCCACCAGGCGGTCACCCGGATCGGCTACGCCTACTTCAGGCGACACCCACGGATCGGCCCAGTCCTCTACCACGTAGAAGCCGCCCGGCCGGATCAGCGGCCACAGCAGCGCGAATGTCGCCGCGGTCAGGTGCCCAATATGGCTGGCGTCATCCACGATAAGGTCACAGCCTTGTGGTGCCTCAGCGGCAACTAGCCGCCCAAGCTGCGGATGGTCCTGGTTCGCGACAATCCGGTGAGTACCGTCCGGCCACCGGCTGGCCGGGTCGTTGTCGACGCCGATTACCCTGCCGTCCGGGAATAGCTCCTGCCACATGTCCAGTGAGCCGCCTTGCAGCACCCCCACCTCACACACAGTGGCCGCCGGGCCGAGCTGGGCAGCCAGCATCCGGTAGTCCGGCAGATAACCGTGCGGGACGTCCTTGTCGGTATTGAACTGGGTCATGGCGATTCAGGCGGTCGCTGTATGCAGCGTCGTCACGGTGGCGCAGCCTGACGGGCCGTCGCTGGTAGCCCGCACGTACTGCGCAGGCTGGTTAGCAACCATAACCAGCACGATGTAAGTCCCTGCCGGCTGGCTAGACGGCACCTGATAAATGGGCATACCGGCGGGCGTGTTCATGCTGTACCAATTGACGCCATCAAGTGAGCCTTCCAGCCAGACTTGCGGCGTGTCATTAGCCGTCGTCAGATCAAGCACGACCTCGATACCGTGAGACGATCGCACATTTCCCAGATCAATTGCTGAGCCGTCTGACGGGACGCTAGCAGAATTCAGGCTCGCAGCCGGGATTGTCCAGCTCATTGTGACCCCTTCCGGGTATTGAAGTTCACAGCAGCGGCACCGCCAGCCGCTGGGTGTCCGCTTCGTAGTTCTCCCCGGCTCGCGGCCCGCGGGTGAACACCAGCACCAGCGTGTCCTCAATCGCGCGCCAGGCGTGCGGTATCCCGGCGTGCTCGGTGATCAGCTTGCCGGAGTTGCCCTCGGTGCGCTCATGCCGGCCATCGTCCTCCAGAGTGACGAACAGCATTTTCCCGTATACCACGTACACCCACTGCGTAGTGAAATCGTGCCGGTGGTTACCCCGGACAGCCCCGGCCCTGGTGAATATCTCAGTGACCGAATCGACCCGCCGGGTGATCAGGTCCTGGATGACGCCGCGATGATCCTCAAATCTGTCAGCCATAAATCACCTTCGGCTTGGGCAGCGGGACGATGAAGCGGCCCTCATATCCGTCCGCGCGCAGCTTAGGCACCAGGTGGTCCTTCAGGTGCCAGGACAGCAGCAGCGCGTGCGGCGGCTGATCCTCAATCAGCGCCTTCTCATCCACGATGGGGATGGACGTGCCCGGGATGCACGTGCCGATCTTGGCACTGGAAGCCACCTCACACACCTTGGACAGGTGCGGCGCGATGCCCGTGTAATGGATAAGCGGCGTCGCGCGGGTGGACGCGCCGATCCCGTACACCGGCCCGGACGCGGCGCTGGCCTCCATCAGCTCGCGCAGCTCGTCGCGCGCCCGGCCCGCGCGGGCGCCGAACGCCCGGTGCTGGCGCACGGCGCTGATCCGGAAGCTGCCGCCGTGGGCGGCAATCGGCTCGGCGCCGCTGATCAGGAACCCGTGCATGGCCAGCAGGTAACCCAGCGAGCTGATCGAGTAGTAACGCAAGTGCTCGTGGTAGATGGTGTCGACCTGGAGCCCGTTGACCACCGACGCCCAGTCATGGTTCTCGGTGACGAACACTCCGTCATCGGCCAGCAGCGAGCTGACGCCGGACAGGAAGTCATGCGGGTCCGGGACGTGCGCGAGCACGTTGGTAGCCACGATCACCTTGGCCTCGCCGATGTAGCGGGCGATCTTGCGGGCCAGGGCCGCGGTGAAAAACTCCTGCTCGACCGGAATGACCTTGGCCCGGCACGCCGCGGCCTGCCCGGTCGGCTCAATAGCCAGCAGACGGGCATCGCGGTTGACGTGCCGGAAAGCGTCCAGGAACGTGCCGTCATTGGCGCCGATGTCTACGATCAGATCACCGGAACTGACCCGCGGGGTGAGGATGACAGCCAGCTTCGCAAAGTGCTCCCGCAGAAACCGGGTGTTGCCGGTGGCATACGGGTGGTCGCAAGGGAACATCTGCGCCGGGTCCACAATATGACTCAGCTGCACCAGGCCGCAGGTGGTGCACTCCATCAGCGCCAGCGGGTACACGCCGCCGGTCTCCCGCTCGGCCAGCGGCTGCTCCCCCAGGTCCAGGATCAGCTTCAGCTGCTCGCCGCGGCAGATGCCGCAGTAGCGGACCTGGGTGACCTCAACGTCAGCCATGCGAGCGATACCAGGCGACGGTATCCGCCAGGCCGGCCTCAAACCGCCGTTCCTTGCTGCGGTCCCAGCCCATGGCGCGGATCTTGCCCGTGTCCGGCAGCCGCCGCGGCGGGGAGCCTTTCGGCAGCGTGCCCGGGACCACCTTTATCTGCCGCCCGTAGCAGGCCGCCACCGCCCCGGCGACGTCCGCGATCGTGTGCTCGTCCATCGTTCCGACGTGGCAGACGCTGACCGGCTCCTCTGCCCTGTCCCACAGCAGCATCAGCTGATCCACGCAGTCATCGACCCAGCAGAACGAGCGGGTCTCCTGACCGGTTCCCTGAATGCCGAACGTCACAACGCCTGAAGGGTCCGGGTACTCGGCCACCAGCCGGTTCATCCGCAGGCAGAACTCGGGGATGACGTGCTCACGGCCCATGTCCGGCCCGTAGATGTTGTGCGGCCGGGCGATGATCACCCGGTCCAGCACGCCGGTACGCTGCCAGGCCAGCGCCATCAGCTCGCACGTGATCTTCCCGCCGCCGTAGCTGTAGCGCGGGTTGAGCACGTCCGGGACCACCAGCGGGACGTTCTCCGGGGTGGGCGTCACCGGGGCGACCTGGTACGCCTCGGAGGAGGAGATCAGCATCAGCTGGCCGCAGCCGGTGGCCTCGCACGCCGCCAGCACCGCGAGCATGCCGCGCACGGCCACGTCGAGCACTTCCCGGGGCTCGGCGTAGAACGTCTGAGTGCCCTGCACGTAGGCGGCGTGGATCACCCGGTCACAGCCCTGCATGGCATCGGTCACCGCATCCGGGTCGCGGATATCCCCGGTGATGAGCGTGGCGCCCAGGCCGTCGAGCCGGTCAGCCCGCCCCCGGGACATGTTGTCCAGCACCCGGACCTCGTGCCCGGCGTTGGCCAGGGCATCCACCAGATTAGAACCGATGAACCCGGCACCGCCGGTCACTAGATAGCGCATGGCATCGCCGTCGTCTCATGCGAAACGGACCGGCTCCGCCAGCTGCGACGGCCTCAGACTGTGACCCCCAGCGTACGCCCGATCAGGTCACCAGTGCGGAGAGTGCGGCAAGGCACAGCCCGGCCGCCACCAGCGTCGCCCAGTGCGTCCGCGGCGAAACGAACCAGGCGATGACCGCGGCGATGAAAAACAGGATGACCGCGAGGATCAGCAGCACACCGTGCAGGCCGCTGACATTGAACGAGGCGGCCACGATGTGATTGTGCATCCGGCGCTCCCGGCCCTACTTGGCCAGGTCCTGGTTGCCCTTGGCCAGCTCGGACCCATTGGCCCGCACAACGGCGGTCTCTTTGCCGTTAACCGCCACCTTGGTGACGTCCTGATTGCCGAGCGCCAGCTCTTTGCCGTTGACGGCTACCTTGGCGATGTCACTCACGGGTCACGCCTGCTTCCACGGCCCGGCAGACGAGGCGCCATTCGAAGGCCACTCGCCCGTGATGCTGCCGGTCCGGAAGTCCGCGGCGCCGCCTTGCTGCACCTTCGGCCACGGGTCGGCCTTGGCCACGCCGCCGGCCGCGTCGTAGGCGTGCTGGCTGGTGAGCTGGGTGTCGGCGCTGCCGGAACCGTCGCTGTCGTACGGCTGGTCCGGGCTGGTGGGTGGCGGGGAGGTGATGGGCTTCGGTGCGCTGGGCATGAGATGTGCTCCTTATCAGGTTGCCGCGGACCCATTGGCGCCGCCCCGGATGACGTCCGGGATGGTGGTGGCCCCCCAGGCAGGGCGGGCCGGGTGATAGCTGTCCTGCTTGCTGGCCTGCGGTTTCCCGCTGGTTCCGGACGGCATCGGTGCAGGGATGGTTACGGACGGGTCCGACTGCTGGGCGCTGGGTATCTCCGGGTCAACCGGTGAGGACCCCGGTGCGGTCATCGCTTCGGAGTTGGAGCACATCCGGTTGCCGCCGGACTGGCTGGTTGGCCACATGCTGTTTTTAGCCAGCGGCGACAGGTCTTTCATCAGGGCCGCACATCCCGGCCGCCGCGCAGCACGTGCCCGCCGCCGCCCGGCTGGAAGGCGCTGTTGCCCGCCTCCGGCTCGGACATGCCCGGCAGCTTCGGCCCGCTGCTGGCGTAGCCGATGTCGTTGGCCTGGGTGGAGTCCCGCGGGCCGGACAGGTCATCCTGCACGGTCTCGCTCTGGTAGGTGCCGGAGCTGTAGGACCCGGGCTGGGTGTAGGAGATGGAGGTGCCGCCGCCCGCGGTGTTGGGCGTGGTCGGCGTACCCGGAGCGCCGGACTGCACGATGTCGGATTCTGGCAGTCCGGTGAAACCGTCATCGGTCTGGCCCGGCTCATTGGTCACGTCGGCGGTCGAGCCGTCGACCGCGCCCTGGGTGCCGGGCGCCCCGGTGCCCACCGGCAGGGTGCCGCCGAACAGCGCGTCGCCCCAGCCGCCCGGCGGGTACTGGCCCGGCATGTTGGTGGTGTCGCTGCCCTTGGGCCGCTGCCCGGAAAACGCACTGGTGGGATCGGTGCCGGAAACGTTGCCGCCCCCGGCGTTGTCGTCCGGCTTCTGGGTGGGAGCGATAGCCATCGCGGGCTCCTCATGATTGGAGCCCGGCTCCCCAGGAGGCCGCGGGCGTGTGTGTACCTGCTCTTATCGTACGCGGGTCAAAGCCGCCCGCCATAAGCCTGCATCAGCTGCTGCTTGGTCACGTCCGCGACAGCCGACAGGTCCGCTCCTTGGCTGACCGCGTAATCGACCCAGGCTTGCTTCGGGTCAGCCGGCTTCGGCTGCTCCATCTCCTGCCCCGCCGCGGCAGCCGGTTCCGCCGCGCTGGCCGTCCCGGGCTCCGCGGGAACGGGCCCGGCCGCGGTCTGCGGCGGCGCGGATACCGGAGCCTGCACGGGCGGCGCGGCAGGCGGCGGCGCGGATACCGGAGCCTGCACGGGCTGGGGCACCGGCACCTGTACCGCCATCCGGCCGCGGATCAGGTCCTCGCCCTCAGCATCCGGCAGCTCCAGCAGGTACCCCGCGTTCGGCCACGGCCGGCCATCCGCGCGCCCGCCGGAAATTGAGATCACCATAGCGACCCACATCAGTTCGCCCTTCCTGGCAGCGTGGATTCCGCTGAGCACTGGATGCACTGGAAATTGCCCCGGTCGGCGCTGTCGGAGATGACCATCGTGCCGGGGATGCCGACATGCCCGCAGGGCAGCCGCTGCGCCAGCACCCCGGTATCTACGCAGCGCGGGCAGATGTGCTGGCCGTCCGGCAGCACGGTGGCGCGGCCCCCGGCGGACCCGTTGCAGGCCCCGCACCGAATGCGCTCTCTGACGGCGAGCAGCCGTTTGCGGTTACTCATGTGCCCTGCCCGCGTGGCTGGGTTCCCGTGCCGCCCCCTCCGGCCGCACGGGAACCTCTTCCAGCCACGCGAACTCCTGACTGTGCACGCCGGTACCGGGCTTGCCGGCGATCTCCGCCAGCGGGCGCCCAATCCCGATCAGCAGCGCATTGCAGAACTGGCAGCGCCAGATCGCGATCCGTACCGCTGCCGTGCCGTCCGCCACGGCGGCGTCGGCCACCATGAAGGACCGCTTATCCCGCGGCGCACAGTGCGGGCCGGCCATGACCGGGCACGCTTCCGCCTCACGGAACGGCTGTGCGCCGCCCGTCATCAGGAACGCCTCCGGTGGCATGGCCTCTCCCTCGGTTACTCGCTGTATTACGTCGATGCCCCAGCGTAGTACTTGATGGCTCCGGTCTGGTCGACCAGGGTGCCGTCACCACGCAGGATCGCGCGGAACGTCACCAGGTCGCTGCCGAACGCGAAGTCGTCGGACCGCTCGAACCGGACCCCGCCGACCAGGCGCACGAAGAACTGGCTGAAGTCGCCGAAGCAAATCGCCTTCGCCGAAGTCGCCATTGCCGGCATGAACGGGTCCGCGACCAGCGGCTTGCCGAGAAGAAGGTCCGGAGATCCCAGAACTGCGCTCGGCTCCCAGATCGGGCGCCCCACGGTGTCCGTGATTTTCCTAAAGCCGCCAATTGTTTTATCGGCAGCCAGCCAATAGCACGAACGGCTTTGGCGATAGGGCGCTATCACGGAGTATTCCATGTCCACGAGATTGGCATAAGACGGCGCACCGGAAACGCCAGTCGTGGCACCAGTAACGCCGAGGGTAGCCAGGTTGATCAGGCCGTTGGGCCCACCAGAGCCCGTGCCGTTGACCAGGGCGTTTCCGAAGTTGTTGCCGAGCGCCCGGCCAGCTTGCATAGCCAAGTACCCAAGGAGATCCACGGCCGTATCGTCTATCAATTCTCTCGCGACCTGCAAAAGAACGCCATATTTATAGGCGCTCAGCGAGATCATGGAAAAGGCAGGATCGCTCGTCGGCAGCGTTGCGTTCTGCGCTGCGGTAAGGGACGGTGATGGCGGGTTACCCGGAGAGGAGTGCGCGGTGGTCTTAGGCACCTGGAGCGTCTCTCCGCCCCCTGTATTAAGCACCGTGGGACCACATTGCATAATCCCGGATACTTCGATTAGGTGCGAAATTAGCATATCGTAAAAGTCGGTCGGGATAACGGAGCTGGCATTAGTGCTGCTGCTCGCGCCGGCGGTGGTCAGGATGCGGTAGTTGATCGGCCCGGGAGCGCCGTGCCGGATCTCCAGCGCCCGGGACGCCCCCTCGTCACCGCGGGCCCACTTGCGCACCTCTGCCAGCGTGTCGCGCTGGGCCGGGGTGCCCTCGGGGCCTTCCTTCTTGCGGCCGGACAGGGCGTCGTAGGCGTCATCCGCCTGCTTGGCCCGGCCCTCGGTGTCCAGGACCGCCTTGATCCGGGTGTCGAGGGTGGTCATCTCCTCGTTGTAGGCGTCCCACTTGCCCTGCTCCTCCGGCGTGAAGGCGCGGTTCTCGTTGGCCGCGTCCTCAGCGATTTTCTTGGCGTCATTCCACACGTTCATACGCCGGTCCCGCAGTCGCTTCGCGACTTCTGATGCCATTTTTATTTCCCTTCTGTGAATGGCATCTGCACCGGCTCCGTCCGTACGCTTACGCAGCTACGGCCACGGCAGATATTTACTTGTGTGAACTGACCGGCTGGTCAGCCCTCGTCTTTGTAGGGATCGTCCTGGTTGTTCATGAGGTCCAGCAGCGCGTTGGCGCCGGTCATGACGGGCTTCGGCGGGGCCGGCTTGGTCTGCGGCTTCGGCCGCCCGCCATCGCGGCTGGTGACCTTGAAGAACTCCATCGCGCGGCCCTCGTCCAGCCGGCAGCGGACCTCTTCCACATCGCCCTGCACCCAGCCGGCCAGCGACACGACCGCGCCGTCGATCGCACGCGCCCCCGCGGTGGCGTCCGGGTAGGCGGGATCAAGCACGGGCGCGACGTCGACCAGTTCCACCGAATGCAGGGTGCGCATCGGGTAGTTGAACTCGGACACGCCCCACTCGTCGCCGCCGGGCAGCACCCGGAACGCGAAGCTGGAGTGCCGGATGTCGCCGCGCTGCACGTATTCGAGCACGTCAGAGCGGGCGTTGGGCGGCTCTACCTCATACGACAGCCCGGTCTCATCGATCGCCAGCTGTAGCGTGCGGGCGTAGGTGGTGCCCAGCAGGCCGTCATCGCGGTGGTTGTACCGGCACACCACGTTCGACCAGCCCTCGGTGCGGCTCTCGTTGAAGCTGGTCTCCCCGACCTGCTCCACGAAACCGCCGAGCCGCCGGGACAGCTTGCCGAAGCACGCGGCGTACCCGAAGATGTGCTTCGCGGTACTGCCGTTGGGCGCCGAGCGGATCTCCGGCGGGAACCGGGTGAACCGCCGCTCGGGGAAACCATCGAGCGTGACCTCGCCGAACATAGCCCGCTCCGCGCCGGAGACCTTGACGCCGTATTTGCGCGCGGCAGCCAGAATCTTCGGCATGGCCGGCTTGCCGAACGGCGACTGCGGTGCGCGAGCCAGCGCGTTGCGGACATGCGCCGCGTCATGAATCGGGAAATGCCGCTTGGACCGCGGAACGGTCTTTCCGCTCGCGTCCTTCGATCCGCCGGCCTCGATGTGGGCAAAAACGCTGTCGGGGAGGTCGTTTTCGGCCTGGCCAGTCAAAGGTGCCACTGCTAAACTCCCTGTATACTTATACCGTGACCAGCAGCGCTAGCCCTCGGTACATACCTGGCAAGACCTGCGCGAATTGCGCCGCGAAGATCCCTTGGCGTCCTGGCATTAAGGCCCGTGCACGAGCACGGTGGTGCAGCGAAACATGCCGCCGCACAGCCGGGCGTGATAATGCACCGCCGTCGTGCGAACAGTGCGGTCGACCACTTCCTTGGCGCGAAGGCCAGGCTGCACGCGCCAAAGCGAGATTTTGCGGAAATCCCTGCAAGTTCGCGCATCAGAAGGCTCACCCAGGGCGCGCCCGGGTAGCCCGAACGACCACGCCGTGCGGTACTTGCGGAAAACCCGTTGAACGCCTGCCGTCGCAGATGCGCGAAGGCGCTGTTTACTGCAATCGGACGTGCTTTGGAATCGGCCACTCGCAGACCATGACTGGCCGCCGACCTGCTAACGGCGTCTACACCAGCCCCAGCACCTTCCGGCGGATGATCCGTCCTGGATTTATCGACCGCTGTGCGCTGTGCAACTGGGCTGAAGCACCGTGCGACGTTGCACACATCGTTGCCCGCAAAGCCGGTGGCACAGACGACCTGGAAAACGTCGTCATGCTGTGCCCGAACCATCACCGAATGTTCGATCTTGGCCTGATCCCGGCAGAAGAGATCCGCACAGCTCGCACGAACTGTCTTATTCATGCGTGACCACCACCGTTACCGTTCACGCTCGTGTACTCAAGCGGCGGTGTATCAGTGAGCACCGCCCGAGCCCTGCGAAACTGGCTAGACGTCAGTACCGGAGCGTTAGGGTCACGCACCTCAAGGCTGAACATGGCGCCTACCCGGCGTTGCACGTCCTGGCAGAACTCAGCAGGCGGTGAAGTGTGTGCGGGACCAGACCAGACTGCCCGAGCCAGGTCATTAACGCTGTGCTGGACTGTCCGCTCTG